CTGTCGATGTTGTCTTTTTAGGATCATACAACACATTCGCAGTTATTTGAATGTATGTATAGTCTGGATCAACAATAGTTGGTTCTATTGTCATCATAGATATTGGTCTGAGAACATCTTTGATTAATTTAACTTTTTGGTTTTGTGTCATTGTGTATGCACCGGTTGGTTTCATACTTATAAACACTTGCCCGTAAACTGGAGGATCATTCTCTTGGCCACCCCAAACATTTACCGCATCGAATGAAAAACCTAAATTATTCTGTTGAATTGCGGTAACATAATCATCTTTAGTAACAGCACGACCTTGTGCTGAATATGATTTTGGTGCTTGAAAACGAATAGAATCCAGTGTTTCTCTCAATGCACCTTGAGAAGCAGAGGTTATAGGTGTCAGAACCGTATTCGAATAACCATTTATTGTATCCATCAATACGAAATTGTTTGCACCAGATGCGTTCGTTCCCCCGGTTGTAATGTACGAAACTCTTACAATGTTACCGTCATTTAATTTTTTACCTATAATATTGTTACCAAAGTATATTTCATAGTAACCATTCATACCCTCTTGTAGAAAATATACTTCAGAAGAATTATTTAATGTGAGAAAGTTTGATGCTGAGTTGAATGTTCTGGTGTAATTGTTTGAAGTTGATTCTTGCACAGAAACCAACAGTGTGGTTGTATCTATATTCAGTTCAGGCAATTTAAATTTCTGTGTAGTGTTTCCACCATCAACCAAATAAGAATAGTTACTGGCCGCACCTTCTTTTAGTGTTATGTCTGTAAAATTTGCAACACCGTTCACAACATTCACTGTAGTTGCATCTGTGTTAACAAAATTATAATTCACACCATCGATGGCTTCAGATAAAAAGTTTGTGTATTTTGGTAATGTCAGAGATGTGTCTGTAACGCCATTTACTCTTATATTGATGCTTGCAGATGGTGCCAACGCAGATTTTGGTATGTAGTTTAACAATTTTGCTTGTGAAACCACAGAATTTCTTTGTAGTGCGGTGTCTAAGAACATCTCATTAGCTACCATATTCAAATAGTATGCATTGTACTGAGTGTTGTACGCCAAAACATCCAACAATGTGGATATTGCAGAGCCTTCATAATTATAGTCTTGAAGAACGCCATTGTCCTTCATATAATTCTTCAAACTGGTTTTAATATTATTAAAATCAAGTTCGGTTATGTTGAAATTTGAATTAGCACCTGCCATTTTATCTGTTTCTCTCTAAAAAGACTGTTACTGTAGTTGGTTGCGTTGCATTTACCAGGTAAAAAGTTAAAGTCACGCTGTAACCATTTTTTTCTGGAAAAGACGAAACAACAACACTTTGAATACTCACCCTAGGTTCATAATTCGTCAGTGCAAAAGAAATTTCTTTTTCTAAAGCAGAAGCTGTAATGCTAGATATGTTTTCAAACAACAAAGCGTCTATATTTGATCCAAACTGTGGATCGAACAACTTTTCATACCTCTTTGTGAGTAATATATTCCTTATTGAGCGTATAATTGCTTGAGAATCATAACTCAAAGCAATATCACCCACCACAGGTCTCTTTGCGAGTGTGAAATCTATGTCCGAATAAATCTTTTGTAATGTTGCCATCTTTTATTTATGTGTAGGAGTAAAGCGCTTTATTGAACTTTTGAAGCTCGCGCAAAAAATTCTTAGGCCGGAACGAAAATTTCGAAAATTTCGGCAATTATGAGATTCTAGCCTTTAATTTGTCGGTACCGATGTAATTCATCACAAGATAGTTCTCCGACTGACCCATACTATTGAACCTTTTTGTTTGATTGTACTTTTCAATGAATGCCGTCAAGTTTTGATAGTATGACACATCACTAGTTTGTCTGAAGGTTATAAAAACATTAATTCCAGTCATAAATGAATTTAAATTCTGTATAGATGCACCGGCCAGATTAGAAGTGTACGGTTGTGTATTTGAGATTGTGTTTGCTATATTCAAATCTGATATAATTTGTATCAATGTTTCTGCATTTGCTTCTAATTGTGGTTTAATAAAAAGACTAGTGAAGCTTCCTAAAATTGGGGAAGTGTCAATTATACCATCAGTTTGATTTGTAATATACAGTGCAGTTTTACCAGCACTCATAGCCATATCTAAATGTGGTTCTGTATTGTTTGAATGTAAACCCGAAAACGGTGTTACGCCTGAAATTCTATTAGTGTGTTGTAAAAATGAATTTGCGGTATTTGATAATGCTTTTGCCGTGGTTGCCACATTGGCTAGATTTATTACACCATTCGCTAAAGTAAATAAGCTATCGGCCGTAGTTTTCACCAACATTGCACTAGTCTGCATCGGATTTTGATAATAACCACCAATATCATTGTTAGCAATGTCTTGTGCCTGCCAAGTGGTAATAAAAGCCGGCATAGTATTTAAGTGGGCTTGTGTGTCGGCTGAGAGTGTGGTTATAGCACCATTTGGATCATCAAAGTTATAACCCAAAGATGCATAAATTCCGGAAGCATTATTTACAGTTGCCATATTATAAACTCAAAAATTGAATTAGTGAAGGTGAAGTATATCCAAAGGGAGCTATATGTATGTGTCCATTAAAAACTGCTGAATTTATAACATCTGTCATTAAAACTGCGTCCATAATACCAATATTTGCCAATCCAAAGTTGGCCACCGGTGCATTTACTGCCGTCAATGAATTGATTGCTCCCATTGTATTAATACAACCAGGAACTGCAATAGGTGATGCCGGCGTAGGAAATCCCAAGGATAAACCTCCCAAATCCGACACGAAACCTGCAGGCCCAGCAGACATGCCTACCAGAGCATCTACCCTTGTTTTAGAAGTTATAATATCTGCACTAATTGAACCTGAAACTACCAAATCTGAAGCTAGATGAAAGTGGTCACATGCAGATAATCGTAAAGCACCTCCAAAATTTTCATTTGCACTGATTGAGACATCATCATCACCCGAAATGGAAATGTCTCCGCGTGAACGCATTTTGGTTTTACCTTTTACAAGAGATGTGTAATCACCACCAACTTGTACATTCATATCACCTTTTACATCAATATTGTAGTTACCTTCTATAGATAGATTACAGGTTCCTACAATTCTTACATTTTTGTTCTTTACAATGATTTCGTAACCATCACCATAAACTTTATGCACCTCATCACCATCTGGGTGCATTTCAATAAATGTTCCAGACCGATGGTTCAATCGTATGCGCTCGCGAGTCGGTGTATCATCCATCTCAAATGTATGACCCGATTCTGTTTGCGTTACACTATTGTATGGATAAGTTGGTTGATAGTCTGTATTAGCAGCAGACTCCGGTTCTGTCCATTGTTGACCTGCTGGGGGTAATTTTATATCACTCATATTTTAAGGTGCCGATTTCTTTTGATCTTCTGGTGCTGTAGATGCAGCAATACTTTCTACCGTTGGTAATTTGCTTGCGTATGTATCAATTGTTCGGTTTGCATCTATTAACTCAGCTTCACTTACGGGATTTAAAAGTCCAACTGTAACAGCACTGACAATAGTTACAGCACCAACCGCAATTTGTGCAGTCAGATTAACAGTTCGGTAAGCTTCTTCAGCAAATTCTTGTCCGGCTTTAATGGCATCACCTAAACCCGTATCAACACCATCAAACAACACTTCAAAAAAATCACTAAACACATTTTTGACCAATAACAGCAATCTAGTTAAACAATCTCGCAATACGGCTAAAAATTTTGCAGGTAGTCCAAGAATCCACTGAATTATTGCGCGTATATTTGTGATGTAAGCAAGAACATATTTTTGAAAATCTAAAATTGGTTCCAGTATTTCTTTTTGTATTCGTTTCAACCATCTAGTTGCTGTTTTTAGTTGATCCACATATTTAGCGAGCATACCAGAAAGGTCACTTACTCCCAAAGCCGCCATAATTTTTCGTATACCTTCTCTTAATTTATCCGCAACAGCTTTAAGAAATTCTTTCAATACAACATTTTTACGCATTTCATCAACAAAATCACAAACATGTGATAGGTTTTTATTTGAAAATGCAATCATCGTATCTGCAAGAACACCTCGAGCTAATGCTGGTATTGTTGGATTGCCAGATGTTGGACCATCATTAGTAAACAATGGTCTCAAATTTTGATTACTTGTCCGAGGTAAACTATGTGTTGCCATTATGCTTGTATTCCAGGTAAAACACCCATCATAACAGGTGCTTGTGCGGATTCTCCATCCATAAAGAAACCAACTATCCAGTCACCAATTCTTGGTGCTGAAAACGATTTTGAATTATTTATTGGATATATTGGTAGAGCCCAAGGTAAATCACCAGTCGGTAAATCCATAACATTGTCGGTATGCCAACCGAATATGCGGACCTTACACCTGCCTAAGGCCAATGTGTCGGCTCTGTCCTCAACAACACCAACCCACCAAATAAATCCATCTTTGCCAATAAAATTATTCATTTAATCTTCCTGAATT